CCCAAAACTTCGGCATGGCAAACCCTTCATCTGCTCAGAAAACCATGATTGCGCTCGAAAAGAAAAAATACATTCACCGGCCCACGGGTAGAGCGCGTTCGTTTCAAATCCTTGTGATGGACTAATGGCCCCAAAACCAAAAGAGTTAAGCGAAAAAACCATATTCAGCTTGGCGCAAGTGGGCTGTACTGAAGAAGAAATAGCCCTCCATTTAGGCTGCTCGGTCGATACCATACAACGCCGATATGCGGCAGTCCTTAAAAAAGGACGAGCAGAATTAAGAATGTCGCTCCGTCGGAGCCAAGTCAAAAAGGCGCTTGAAGGGGATAACACGATGCTTATTTGGCTAGGTAAAATCATATTAGGCCAAAAAGAGGAAAAGAACTATGACCCCATTGATTACAAGGAAATACTCGGAAATGTAGCTCGTGCTTTAGAGGGCCGCGTAAAAAATGAACAATCAACTCCATAAATTACCTGTTCATTTGCACTCTCTAACGCCCATCCAAGTTAAGTATTTACATGATTGGAAGCACCGTTTTTTTGTGTTACCGCCGGGAAGACGGTCGAGAAAAACGTTACTATCGGCGCGTAAAGTTTTACTTGAGGCATTACGTAACCCCGACAAACGGTATTTCCACGCAGCCCCCACGAGGCAGCAAGCGAAGTCCATTTTTTGGAAAAGGCTTAAAACAGAATGTGACGCTTTTATCAAAGGGAAGCCAAACGAAACCGATTTGTTTATCACATTGCTTAATGGAACCGAAATCCATGTGGTAGGTTTAGACAACCCAAAGCGCATTGAAGGGCAGCCGTGGCATGGTTGTCACCTATCCGAATTTGACGATTACAAACATGATGCCTGGGAATCGAATATTAGGCCTGTGTTGTCCGATACGAACGGCTTTGCCATACTGGACGGTGTACCAGAGGGACGCGGGAACCTATACGAGAAGGCTCTTTATGCCTGCGACAACGCCATCCCCGAAACCCTTCCCAATGTAGGGGCATTTTATGAGAGCAAGGTTGATCCTGAGTGGTGTTATTATCATTGGTTTTCGTCGGATGTGCTGCCACCGGCTGAGATTGAAGCGGCACGAAGAGAACTAGACCCGAAAATATTTAAACAAGAGTACGAAGGTAGTTTCGAGGGGTTTGATGGCCTTGCCTATTACGCATTCAGCCATAAAAACATTGTGGATAAACAGCCTCTCAATCCCAAAAAAGAAATCATTATCGCGATGGACTTTAACTATGACCCCATGTGCTCAGTCGCATTGCAGGAGAATGAGTATGGCGATCCGACGGTCATTGAAGCGTTTGCATTTTCTAATTGTGACACGGATGCGGCTTGCGATCGTATCATTGATTTTTTTGGCGATGAACACCGATATATTATTTATGCGGACGCGTCTGCGAAGAATCGCTCGGCGCATGGAGCGGGAAAAACAGATCTGATTATGATTCAGCAAGCGTTCTCACGCTGCAAATCATTTTGGGTACGCGTGAAGCCCGCCAATCCCAAGCGAAAAGACCGGCTCAATGCAGTCAATGGGATGCTCCAAAATTCAGCGGGTGAGTCACGGTTAAAAATAGCAAAACATTGCCTCCCACTCATTCGAGATTTTCAAAAAGTGACGATGGAAGAATTTTTAAACGGTAATTTTTCAGATCCCAATCTAGGGCATATAACCGACGCGCTGGGGTATTTTATTGAGTACAAATACCCTATCAAGCGAAGTGGAAATGTTTTAGCGGGTCTTACAACTTAAAGGAATTTTATGGCAGCTCAAGTTTCATTAGCAGTTTTACAGCGCAAAAATAGCGAAGTTCAAAAATTACAGGACACATGGGAGCGCGTGAGGATTTTAGTCGAAGAAGATGAAGCCCATTATGCCTCGCCTAAACTCATTTTGAATCTTCCTAATGAAGACGCGACGAAGAAATCACAACGCGAGCAGCTTTTCAAACTGGGATTTTTCAATCCGGCGCGTGAGTTAATTTCTGCCAAGGGCGATTACATTTTACGGCGGCAAGTCATACGAAATACGACTAATACCGAGCTCAAAAAGTTTATTGATTCAACCGATCAATATGGAACGCACTTAAACGATTTCATCCGTAATCAAGTGTCGCCTATCCTGCAATCCTACGGAACGGTCTTCGCTGTGATAGATAAGCCACGTGGACCCTTTGAAAGCAAAGCGGCAGAACTGAATGCGGGTATGCCCTATATGTACGTCCTGCATCCCCAGCAAGTGTTAAACTGGGATTGGGGACGCGATGGGAATTTAGAATGGTTTCGGTATGTACAAGGCTACGAGGTTCGCGAACTGAGCCCTTTTGATAATGGCGAAGAGTATGCAACGAGCTTCGTCACATGGACCAAAACGGATTATTTCCGGCACGATAAACAAGGCAATTTGATTGAAACTTTTCAACATGGTTTCGGCATGGTTCCCGTGGCTATTCAAAGCGCGTTTTTAATTAACCCACTGGCCACACTGGGAAGCACAACATTTTTCTCCTCGTCTCGGCATATCATCATGGGGAACAATCATTTATCCATTGCCAATATTGAGGTTGCTAAACACGGCTCGCTTTTAATGATGGAGAATACCGATTGGGACCCACATTATACCGAGCGGAAGCGTGATCCTGAAACGAATTTACCCCAGCTTGAGTCAAGAGCAAAAGAGGCCGCCGTATTAGCCGTCTCTGATATGTCTCATCCTCCCAAATATTTGGAAAAAAACATTGAGATTATCACAAGGGCGAACGAGCAGGCTTATTTATATTTCTCAATGGCTGCGGATGCAGAGGCAAGCGGCCAAGCCCCCGCCCCAATCATTGGCAATACCAACCCCAAGCCGGGCAGCGGAAGCCCACAAAGCGGCGTGGCGAAGGCGTATGACTTTCAAGACATGGATGCGAATCTTTTTTCCCATGCTCAAGAATTACAATCGTTTGAAAAGCAAATCTTAACCATTGCCGCCGCCGAACTCGGTATCTCAAACCCTGTTTTTAGTGTCCAGTATCCTAGCAATTTCGATGTGCGTGGCTATGAGGAAAAGATTAACCTTGCCATTGGATTAGATAAAATAGCCTTTCAATCCACACTTGGAATCAAACTAGCACAAAAACAAATTGTACCAGACTTAACCCAAGATCCAGTATTGCAAAAACAAATTGAAGATGAGATTGACGCGGCGGTCATTCCTTTGCCTGTGGTAAACGATGCTACTTCGCTTCCCGTCGATCCGAATCAATAGTATAATAATTTATACTAATCTGTTACTATTTATACTCAGTGATTAAACTAGTATAAATAGTTAGCCTATTTTAATAGTATTAGTTTCCGCCTAAATAAAATACCATTACGGTATGGAACAAAGAACCGTTTCAAACATTACAATAAAGGAATTTTGCTAATGGCCCTAGCTGATATTTTGGATTTGGTAAAAGATAAAGTTGAACTCGCAGAAGAAATAAAAAAAACGTATGGTGCCGCCGAAGCCTTGGAAAAGGTGAGGGCGAATAACGCGGACTTAATTAAGCAGCGCGAGTCTTGGGATAATGAGAAAAAAACACTGAGCGATGAATTAAAATCACTCAAGTCGTCAAATAGTAACGCTTCTCCACCTGAGATTCGCGCGCTTGAGGAAAAACTCTCTCAATTATCAGAAAAGCTAGACGCGGCTGAAAAAACCGCGTCGAATGCGATGCTTGAGAAAATGTCTACTGATTTGAAGAACGCGGTTTTGGCTTCTGCCACGACTGCCATTTCTCCGAATCAAGTTTATGCGCTTATGGCCGCCGAAGGACTGGTTGGACATAAGGATGGCAAAGCGTTTTTTTATCGCACCAATGCAACTGGTGAAATGGTTGCCGTTAAATCCTCCGACGCGGTTGAGGCTTATCTAAAATCAAACCCTCATTTAGCGAAACCATCCGAGGCCGTTGGCTCAGGTATTCGACAACACCAAAGCGGTAACTTTACAAGCAACGGTCTTCTTAAAGACGCTGTTAGTTACCTATAAAAAAAGGAATTTAACTCATGGCTCTATCACTTCTCGAAGCCAGCAAATTAATGCCCACAGGCACTCCCCGCGCATTAATCCAGCTTTATGCTGAAACCTATCACCCTCTCCAAGTAATGCCCATTCAGCCCCGTGCAAACGGTGTCATGCGCTGGACTGTGGAAGATACACTTGATTCCAACGTCGGTGCTCGTGCCATTGGCTCTGATTACATTCCCGGCCAAGGAACGGTTAAGCCTTATGCTTCCGTAACTAAAGCGTACGGCGGCAAAATTCAGGTGGATAACAAAATCCAAACTGAAGAAGGTGAAGCAGTAAGCTTTTATAAGGGTCAGCAAGTGCGGGCGCTGGCTCGTAAAACTGCCATTGACCTGTTTGAAGGAACTGGCGGCACTTCATGGCGCGGCGTACGTGACTATGTTCAAAATGATCCAAGCTACACCGGACAAAATATTTCAGCCAATCCCGGAGCGGCTGCCATTGTCCCAACTATGACACTCATGGACTCACTTTTGTTCAAAGCGAACATTGTCCCCGGCAATACTTTCATCTATTCCAACTTGAATCCATTCCAAGTAATGGCCACATTATCCCGCAGCAATGGTGTAGGTCAGCAGAATATTTTCTGGCAAAAAGATGATTTCGGCGTACTCGTTCCTTTCTACAATGGAATCCCTTGGAAGCTTATGCGTGATGGAACGGGCGCAGACATGCTCTCGACTACCGAAACTGAAACAGCTAATACCGCAGGATCGGCTTGCTCCATTTACGTCGTCACTTACGGCGATGAAATGTTCACAGGCTTTCAGTCTTCGACGCCCTTAGTCGAAACAGCTATGGATGCTACCAACTTCAAGACTTCGCGTCTTGATTGGTTTGCTGGCGTGGCTCCTCTTATCCCTCGCTCGGTCGCTCGTCTCTGTAACGTGAAGAATGCACTTAGCTAATGAGTAATAAGCATTGGCACGGTAAACAAGTGGCAGCGGTGGAGAGATCCACTGCACCACTTTTAATGGTGGAAAATGTTTCACATGAAACACCAAAGTCCGTGCTTGCTTCTGCTTATAATCCGCTCGGTGATTCCAATCACAATACAGATTTAGTCCAAGTGGTCGCGCCTCCGACTAAGCCGATCACTTTTCAAAACTTTTATGGTCACGAACAAATACACGAAGGCGCGGGCGAGTCTCGGCCTATGTTCACGCATAGCGTGAGGGAGAATTAAAAATGGCAACTCAAATTAATAGTGTTGATTATGGTTCAGGTGGTATTTCGATTAAAGCCGCGGGCCTTATTGCAGCCACAACCGCAGGCGCAGGCGTGCTTATTGGACGTGGTACATTCTTAAATCGCATTGCATGGACGGCCTTAGACCTCGGTGCTGCCGATGCGCTCTATGTAATCCAATTCCAATACAATACCATCGCAGCCCCTGCTACATGGATTGATGGTCCGTCCATTGCACTTGGTAAGGGATCAAAAATGAGTGGTGCCGCGGATAGCGCAGCCACGGGTGAACAGTATGTTGGTTTAATCAACTCATACGATAATCAAGTTCGTATTAAAACTTGGGTATCCGGTACCATCGGCACGGGTATCAATATGACCGTTGACGCTTATGCTGTCCCTGTTGTTTCAGCATTCTAAAAAACGTGAATGCTGCTATTAACCAGTGTTGATAGAGTTAAAAATGCGCTGGGTATAACCACCTCGTCTGAGGATGGTTTACTCAGCCGTTTAATCTCTACCACCTCCATTCGCTTTGCGTATTATTTGAAACGAGAGGATGCTCTCGAACTCAAAGCGCGAAGCGAATATATATCTCCTTATCGCGGAATGCGCCAATTCTTTTTGAGGGCGTATCCAATCGTGTCAGTGGCCTCTCTAGCCTCTGATCCTTTTGGAGCATTCACAGGCAACGAAACAATTGTGCCCGCGACAAATTATTTAGTGAATGAGAATTTGCGGGAAGTAAATCTTATCTCGTGGCCCGTTTATTATAACGATGGCGGGATGCTTACAGGCGCAGCCTATCCAGAAGACTTACAGCCCGGTGGCGTTAGACCTCGAAGCATTCGCGTTAATTACACGGGTGGCCTTGCAGCCAGCGGAACTGTTTCCACATGGACTAAGACTATGGATACGGGCGGCACGGTTACGGTGGGCAATTATATCGTTGGGCAATCAAGCGGAGCAGTAGCAAAAATTACCGCGCAGGCCTCGGGAACAATTTCCTATTCCAATATTTACGGCATATTCACCGCTGAAAATGTAGTCGAATACACTGCGCTTGATAATTCACTCTCTCAAAGCCTCGGCCCTAATAACGCAACGGGTGTCAATACAAATTTACTGGTCGCTACTTCCGTTTCACTGGCCGAACTCTATCCCGATTTAGTCGAAGCGGCAGAAATGAATGTCAGGTACTTGCGAACGAACCGAACCAATTTTGAAAATATTGTCTCTACGATTAACGGCGATACACGCATAAGCCGAAGCGACATGAAAAAAGATTATTCGTTCTTACCTGAGGTTCGCGACATCCTCCAAACCTATATGAATAACCAAATCGTATGATCACCATTCGATTTGACATTGAAAACTTAGTGCAGGATGCGGATCAGAAATCCAAAGAATTTCGTGATTTATTAGACGAAGGATTTAAGGCCGCGGGCCTCCAGATTGTAAAGCAGTTTCAAGAGGGACAGCTTTCCGGTCGCTATGGCACCGACATCGGATTAAATATTAGAACCGGCAACCTACGCGCCTCGATTAAAAGCCTCGTCACAACCGATTCTGACACGGTGAATAGCGTTATTTCAAATGAAGGTGCGCAGTATTGGCAATATCACCAAGACGGCACAGACAAGCTTAAAAAGCGTTTATTCTTCGATGAATATTTCGAGGATGAAGGCGAAAAATTATATGAGTCATCCGTTGATTTAGCCTTGCAGGCTATCGCATGAGTGCGATTTACTCAGACAGCCTAAGTGCTACGCAGCGGATGATCAATGCCATTATTTACGGCTTAAAGCAGATCAAAACGGAAAACGGGTACACCAATACGCTTTATGATGTGTTCTTAGAAATCCCGACACTCTCGCAGCTCGTTAATTTCCCTTCCGTTGTCATTACAATGGGAAAAGAAGTGACTGATTGGGATGAAACGAATACCCTTGTAAATACATTACCCATTACGCTCATGGTCTTTTTGAAAGAGGTGAATAACCCCACTGATGCGCGTCTTAGCTTAAAAAAAGATATTCATCGGCACTTCGGTTTAAACTGGATGGTGCGGGGTGAGGATGGTACGGAAACGTGCAGACTCATTAAACCCACGTCCTACCAGCCCTTCGGGATGTTCTTAACCTCGCCCCAGATCGGATTCGTCATGGAATTACAAGTGACTTATGACCAAGACGTGGAAGATCCGACGGTGGCAGCATGATTTCAAGTTGGCCAGAGGCAGGAGCATTTTTAGGGTCTGTCAGCCTCGTTGTGGGCGTGTTTGCTAAAGCAGTATCGAACACTCAAAAGCGCGATGACAAAGTGTTAGACACGCTGCTTAAAAATCAGATTGACCAGACGCGAATATTAGATCGCCTCTCGATGCTCATTGAAAATCGAGACTCACGCACGGAAGAACTTCACCGCGACACGCATAAAAAATTAGACGACGTGACAGAAAACCAACGTGACATCATCAACATCATTTCAGGATTCAGAAAAGGAGCAAACAAATGAATCAATTTTTAGCAATCGGAGCAGCGGTATTGCTTGTGGTCGAACAAATTTTACCGCATCTACCATGCCGTGCAAATTCAACTGTTCAATTAATTGTCAATATCGCTAAATCAATTTTTAATAAAGGAGCCTAATCATGGCTATTGGATATCTAGTCGCAACTCGAAACGCAATGTTAGACGCAATTACAGCCAGCGCGGGAACATTAGCTAAACTGAGAATCTACAATGGCACGCGCCCAGCCACTGGCGGAACAGCCACAACGCTGCTTGCCGAACTCATTTGCAATGCAACCTTTGCCCCTGCTTCCTCGGCTGGTGTATTGACATTGAATGCAATCTCTCAATGCGCAAGTGCAGCGGCCACAGGGACAGCGTCATGGTTTAGAATTGTAAAGACAGACGGGACCACATTCGTTTTAGATGGTGATGTGGGCGTGTCTGGATCTGATTTGAACCTTGTCACAACTTCGATTGTTGCCACTCAAGTAGTAAGCGTTACATCGTTCGTGCTCACAGAAGGTAATCCATAAATTGAGTGGAATTCTCCGGGTACCGCAACCTAGAGCCATATGGACAGCCATAGGCTCGAACACGCTTGGAGCAATTGGGGCAACGATTAGCCCAGCACCGCTTGGGAGTGGCAATTACTCTAGTGTAATTTCAAAATGGTGCAGTGGCGTATTTGGCAATAATCAATTAATCATTGCTGCCAATGGTGGGCATAGCGATTATGCAGGTAATGAAGTTTACGCCTTCAACTACAATTCAAAAGCGTGGTCACTTCTAAGGTCTCCGACTACGAATGCAATTATTACCTCATGCGATGCACTTGAATCGACCGGGCTTTATTCCACCGATGCAACAGGCGCAACGGCTGACCCACAAGCTCCTAGAGCGCGTCACGGCTATTCTATGGAACAGTGGTGTACATACAAATCGAAAGTCGCTCTCATGGGTGCGGTGGGTATTTATCCGTCAGGACAAATAAATAGCTCAGTCATTCGTTATTATGACCCCGTCGCAAATACTTGGGAAACCGGGCCGACAATCCTCACCCCCTTTAACGGAGCCTATTCTGCAACTTGTGAGGATAGTAGTGGGAACTTATGGTTTACGGGTCAAGGGACTGGTGGACGTTTAAATAGAATCGTTCCCTCAACGGGTGTAGTCACTGAGTTCGGTAACGCGTTTATGTTCTCGCTTAACGCTTATTATCGAACAGGAGTATACGACCCCATCCACAATTATTTCTGGATATTTGGCGGCGACGGCACTAATACGCAGGTTGGTTATTGGGATTTAGGATCCGGATCGACTATTGATTTTACATCAGTTACCCCTACCGGAAGTTTAAATATTGCAAAACAACCTGCACCCGGTGCGGGTTGGTATCCTGCGAATAATAAAATCATTCTTTGGTCGGGCGGCTCGGCTTTAGTTGAGTTTGACACGTCCACTTATGTATTTCGTGATGTAGTCATTGACCCAGCAAGCGCAGTCATCCCTACGACCGCACAGCCTAATGGAACATATGGAAGATTTAGATGGACGGGTAGTTCTTTCATCGGACTGAATGCAGCGAGTGAAAGCGTTTATGAATGCAAAATTAATTTCGGATAGGATAAAACATGGCAACGACATTTAAATGGCAGGCACCGGAAACATTTACAAACTTACTCACAACGGGGCTTAATTCATTAGCGACCTCGACCAGTATTATTACGGGTAAAGTTTTGTCTACTCTGATCGCCAACTCGACCGGACTGTATGAGTTTATCAATTTTCAAATGGATGTAACTTTTGGAACCGCTCCCACAGCCGGTGCATATATTGGCCTTTGGATTTTAACCGCACTCGACGGAACGAACTTTGAAGATGGTTCAACAACCATTGACCCCGCTCGAAGTGAAGATGTGTATATCCCTTTGCTTTTAAGCACCTCAGCGCAAAAGATTGCCGTTAAAAATATTGTTATTCCTCCCTACGACTTTAAAATATTACTGAGAAATAAATCAGTTCAAGCAATGGCCGCCTCTGGAAATATCCTTTCATACACCCGTGCTTATGAACAAGGTGTCTAATGAGGCAGTCGTTATTACGTGGTGATCTGAATCGGCAGCCTGATTTTAATAGGTATCCGAAGATTAAAAAAGATCATCCCATGAATAGCGGCCTATTTGGCTGGTGGATGTTTAATACTCCGCGTGGATCAGGGGTTGTAAAAGATATCGTTAGAGGTAATGACGCTGTAAATGCAAATACAGATAATACCGTCGGATGGGTTTCAACTCCTTTCGGCACAGGCTTTGCCTTTGATGGCGTTAATGACACTTGCGAAGCTACAACGATTGGCCCAGCCCTTACACTCCCTTTAACTTTAGCCTGTACGTTTAGAAATACGCTGCCGCTTTCATTTAATGGCGTAATGGGCGTTCATAGCGGCGCAACTAATGAGGGAATTAGAATTGGAAGCGATATAAATAATAATTTACAACTCGTATTTGGAGGCGTGGCCGCCTATTTCACTATCGCCTATACTCCCCAAGAATGGTATCGAGTTGTCGCAACCATAAGCGGCGACGGCGGCATTGGAACTCTTTATCTAAAAAAAGTTAACGGGGGCGACATTGTATCTAGTAGTACTACTGTAGGAACTCATAATGGCGCATTAGCTAAGGTTGTGATGGGCAGTAGAGGCGATGGGGCATCCGATTTTCTAACGGGTATTATTGCTGATTCTCAAGTCTGGACCCGTGTTTTATCCCCTGCCGAAGTGACTAGTTATCTGCTTACTCCCTATGGGGATGCGATTAATTCAAGAATTTATTATCCAGCAAACAATCGGAATTTTGCACTTTCAGTAATTGCACCCTTCCCACCCCTTCCACAATTCATCAACTCGTTTCAATCTCTCATAACCATGTAAAGAAAGGCGATCCATAATGGCACGCGAATATAGTATCGTATTTAACAACATAAACATCCCTGTCACTAATCCGTTTACGGCTATCCAGCTAAAATGCAGTACACTTAACATTGCAAAACTGAAACGCGCACAGGCTAGTCAGAATCAAGCTACTACTAGCGCATTCGTTAGAATTAGTATTGTAAGAAAATCGGCTGCTGCGACCGTGACGGCTTTTACCCCGCTACAATATGATACGGGGGACGCTGCCGCTAAATCGGTAGGAAGCGTTTCTGGTACGGGTATCAACGCTACAGTAGAAGGAACAAACACGGATGTGATTGATGTGCAATCCGTGAACGTACTGACTCCATATCTTTGGATTCCTAAGCCAGAAGAGGAAATCATCGTTCCCCCAAGTGGAATTGTTGGCTTAGTCTTCCCCGGCGGCGGCGGGTCTAATACTTGGACCTGCACTCTTGTGTTTGAAGAATTAGGCGGATAATTAATGTCTGGAGTGTTTAGACATCCTCCTATGCCCGTGCAACAGGTTAATTTTCCTGTTGCACTCATTCCCATTCCGGTGGTGGACAACCCGCCGTTAATGGTGATGGATCCACAAATGGGATCGCTGTCTAAACGCCCGTATTCGTATCACAGCCTTTTTCAAAAGTCTCCAAATACATCACTATTTAATATTCCACCTATACCGGATTCACCCCAGCTTCGAGGATATGATCCGCAACTTTATATTAAAATTTGCGCGCCAATCTATAAGTATTGGCCGCAATTTACAGCGCCTCCAACGAGTGCCTTAGATGGAACCTATTTTGCGGATGCGCCTTTTGGTGGATGGGATTATCAATCCTTAATCCACTCGATTTCTAAACCAAAATATTTTGCGCAGAATATCAATACCAACAATTTCGCGGTCTTTAGCCAAGCATTGAGCACCGTCACTGGAACCGTTGCCAAAACTAATATTAATGATACTCTATCCGCTTCGGGTACTCCTATTGTCAATAGTTCTTTGGCCAAAACAAACGCGAACGATACGGTTTCAGCTAGCGGAACAAGTATAGTTTCGGGCGCTTTATCAAAAACAAATTCCAATGATACCAGTGCATCAAGTGGCACACCCATTGTTTCTGGTTCAATCTCCAAGACGAACGCGAATGACACGAGTGCAGCATCGGGAGCGCCTTATGTAACAGGGACTTTAGCCAAAACTAATTCTAATGATTCATCGGTGGCTAGTGGTACTCCGATTGTCTCAGGTTCCTTTGCGAAAACCAATGCAAATGATACTGTAGTCGCTTCTGGAACAAGCATTGTTAATGGTTCGCTCTCTAAAACGAATGCGAATGACACTTGTGCCGCGAGTGGAAACGTCGGAAGCGCGAACAGCGGAACCGTTGCAAAGACCAACGCGAATGATACTTTATCCGCAGTTGGAAACAGCATTGTTAATGGTTCGCTCTCTAAAACGAATGCGAACGACGCGCTTTCAGCAAGCGGAAATAGTGTTATCAGCGGTTCCCTTGCGAAGACCAACGTAAACGATACTGTAGTCGCTTCTGGAACAAGCCTCGTCACCGGGACTTTATCCAAAACGAATGCGAATGATACGGTTTCCGCTTCTGGTTCTACCACTATTACGGGTTCACTTGCGAAGACCAATGCCAATGACTCAATTGCAGCATCTGGCAGCCCTATTGTTTCCGGTTCACTTGCGAAAACAAACTCCAACGATTCAATTGCAGCAAGCGGATCGACTACTGTAAATGGTTCGGTCGCAAAAACAAATGCGAATGATACGGTTTCCGCTTCTGGGTCTACCACTGTTAATGGCTCATTGGCTAAGACAAATGCAAATGATTCGATTGCAGCCAATGGAAGCGTAGGAAATGCGAACAACGGTACAGTTAATAAAACAAATGCGAACGATACTTTAGTTGCAAGTGGAACAAGTCTCGTCACTGGTTTTCTTTCTAAAACGAATAGCAATGATGCCCTTGCGGCCAATGGTGCACCAATTGTATCAGGTTCGTTGGCTAAGGCAAATTCCAATGATACAGTAGCAGCAAGCGGCAAATCTACTGTCGCCGGAACATTAGCGAAAACAAACGCAAACGATACATGCTCTGCGAGTGGAAGCGTGGGGAATGCAAATAGCGGAACTGTTAATAAAACGAATGCAAATGATACGTTATCCGCAGTTGGAAACAGTGTAGTCAATGGCTCGCTGGCAAAAACAAATGCTAATGATTCATCGGTGGCTAGTGGTACTCCGATTGTCTCAGGCACATTAGCAAAAACAAATGCCAATGACTCTATTTCATCCAGTGGATCGAGTGTAGTCAACGGTTCAGTAGCCAAGACAAACGCAAATGATGCTCTCGCAGCCAGCGGAACGGTTGGAAGCGTAATTACAGGCACCGTTAATAAAACGAATGCCAACGATACGGCTTCTGCCAGCGGGACCATAGCAATAACGGGATCAGCCAATAAAACGAATGCCAATGACTCGTGCGCAGCGGCTGGAAAAGTAAGCATCATCGGCGTGCTCGCAGTAGTCAATGGTAATGATTTACTATCAGCATTCGGATTCACAAAAATTAGTGGCTCAGTTAATTACACGAACGCGAATGATTATTCGACAACCTCATTTAATTCGCCTGAAAACATAAATATTAATTGTCCGATTACAACGGGGCTAAACTTGAAGAATACAATCACGACAAATTTAAATCTTAACTGTGTGGTACTAGGATGACGCAAGCTGTAATTGTAGTAGGACAAACATTTACGGCCACGCTGGAAACATCATTAACCAGCTTAAGCACTTATTCAAATCCCCGTGTTTATTACAAAACACCTAGTGGCACAAAGTCATATGTGACCCCTACAATTGTAGGTACAACGATGGTCGCAACCATTACCCCCACATTAAACCCAGTCACGGGCAGAGCGGGAACATGGACGTTTTACCCTTATGTAGAAGGGTCGGGAACTATTGTGTACAGAGGAAAATCAGATCATGTGATCGTATCAGAGGAGTATCAGAAATGAAAGTAAAAGTCCCACAGGGTCAGACAGTTTTAAGAAATGGAATATGGTTTAACCAAGGAGATGAAGTGGAAGACGGAATGGATATTTTAAAAGAAGCATTCGATCGAATTGAACAGGCTGTAAATACAGTAGAAGAAGTCGCTCCCATTGTCGAAGCCGTCATACCCGAAGCCGCGCCTATTATTGAGGCAGCGGAAACGGTCGCATTACCTATTGAAGTAATTGAAAACGAAATCAAGAAAGAAGAGGGTTAAGCAATGCCATTTATTAAGCCAAAAAACTTTATTGCCGTCAAATTAGAATCGACATCGGGAACGGCTGCCACTGTGTTAGCTGCGGATTTCAACGTTCGTATTCAAGAG